TGTTGTCGGTGAAGAACTTGAGGTTGAAGTTGTTTTCGAAATCCGAATCCTTGGGTTTGAAACGGCTCATCTGCAGGAACGAACCTCCCTGATTGAAGATACCGTCGGCCATGGGATAGTCGATGTCCACGGTTCGGGGCGAGGGGTTGAATAGTCCCGTGTAGCCTTCGTGCAGGCCGATTACGCGGTAACCTTTGCGGAGGAAGGTCTTTGCGACGCTGCCCACGACGGTATTCATACCGGGTGCGGGTCCGCCGCCAGTCAGAATTGCGATTGCTTCTTTCATGGTTGTGTTTGGGTTTTTATGTTTGAACCTGAATTAACCTAAAATTGACGCCCAAAAGTACGATTATTTTTTCAAACGGGCAAAAAAAGCCGTTTCGATTGACCGATGCGGGCCGTGTAATGTCTTTACGGAATAAATAGGAGCATCCTGCGATTTGCAAATCGATATTTTTTATCTATATTGCATAACCATATTGCGTCTAACTCTCACATTTAAAAATTTTTGCTTATGAAAAAACATTTACTGCCATTGTGCGTGACGCTCTTTCTGATTTTTGCCGGGGGAATGACTGCCGGCTGCGATAAGCTGGATGATAAATACAAGTCGGAAAAAACTGTCACGCTCACCATCGCTTCCGTCAAGCCCGCTGCTGCCGACGACGACTATGATTGGTTGCAGGGGCTGCCTGTCTATATTTACAAAGAGGAGAGTCCGGACTGGCGGTTGTGGTATTCGCATGATCCGATCCGGGGCTTCGATGAAATCTATGAAGAAGGATATGAATACGTAGTCAAAGTCCGGAGACTGACACTGGCCGGTCCTCCTCAGGATGCAGGCGCATATGTATACGAATTGAAAAAGGTCGTTTCAAAGACGCAAAAGGATTCCGAAGGTGTTCCCGAATCCTATCTTCGGTGAGGTGAGGAATGAAAAACGGTGTTCGGACACGATCCGAACACCGTTGAATACATAAAATTCAGTACTGATGAATATGCTGAGTTTCTGTTGCTCTTATTCCCTGAATTTAGAGAACGCCGTGGGGCTTACTCAATTACCGTAACGTTCACAGCCTGCTCGCCTTTGGCGCCGCTGCCGACTTCGAATTCGACTGCCTGACCTTCGTTGAGCGACTTGAATCCGTCCGTTACGATACCGGAGAAGTGAACGAAAATCTCTTTGCCGTTCTCTCCCGTAATGAATCCGTAGCCTTTTTTGCTATCGAACCATTTTACCTTACCTGTCATAAAAATTGAAAATTAAATAGTTTGTACAGGGCAAAGTAAAGTAAAAATCACTGGCTTTCAAAACTTTTTGGCATGTTTTTTTCAGGTTCGGTCGAAATTTTTTTATCTTTGCTCTGTAACAATGACCTTAATGACGATGCGATATGAATAAAAAACTGAAACTCGCTCTGGCTGCGCTGCTTGGCTTTTCGACTGCCTGCTCGACGGTCAAAAACGCTCCGGCGAAGGGCGCAGAGGAACAGAAGCAGGAGACCGGATCGCAGGAGGTTCAGGACTCGGTGAAGGTGCCGCCCCGCATTGTCGTCATGTACGGCGTGCGTCCTCCGGGACAGGCCGGACCTGCTACGGGCGTGCATATTCCCGATGCGAAGGTGCAGTCCGCCGAACCGGAGGAGCTGGATCCCGTTGCGGAGAAACCGACCGAGGATACGCCCGTCATGGACACGAAGAAGGGCGCCAAGGCTCCTGAGAAATAATCCATGGCGCGCCGCCGTCCGGGCCTGCGCAAACGGCTGGCCCTCAATATCTTTTCCGATCTCTACGCTTCGACGGTCGCCGAGCACCGGCTCACGACGCTCTTCTGGGAGTGTACGCTGCGCTGCAACCTTTCGTGCCGTCACTGCGGCAGCGACTGCCGCGTGGACCCCGGTGTGCCCGACATGCCGCTCGAAGACTTCCTGAAGGTGCTCGACGAGGAGATCACGCCCCATGTCGATCCCTCCGAGGTGCTGATTATCTTTTCGGGCGGCGAGGTGCTGGTGCGCGACGATCTGGAGCGTGCCGGAGCCGAAGTCACCCGCCGCGGCTATGCGTGGGGCATGGTCACCAACGGCATGGCCCTGACCGAAGCGCGCTTGCGAAGCCTGCTCGACGCCGGACTGCGCAGCGTTTCGGTCAGTCTCGACGGCTTCGAACGCGAACACAACCATATCCGCGGCAATTCCCGCAGTTACGACCGCGCGCTGGCGGCCCTGCGCATGATCGTCCGCGAACCCTCGCTGACCTACGACGTGGTGACCTGCGTCACGGGCGCCATGGTGCCGCAGCTCGAAGCGTTCCGCGACATGCTGATTGCCGAGGGCGTTGCACATTGGCGGCTCTTTTCGATTTTCCCCATGGGCCGGGCCAAGAACGATCCGTCGCTGCGCATGACCGACGCGCAGTTCCGCGAAATGCTGGAATTTATCCGCCGCACCCGCAAAGAGGGCAGGATCGGGACCAGCTATGCCTGCGAAGGCTTCCTTGGGGACTACGAGACCGAAGTCCGCGATTACTTCTACCAATGCGCCGCCGGAGTCTCGGTGGCTTCGATCCGTGTCGACGGCGCCATTTCGGGCTGCACGTCGATCCGTGCCAACTTCCATCAGGGCAACATCTACCGGGATAAATTCTGGGACGTGTGGCAAAACCGCTTCGAACCCTTCCGCAACCGCGATTGGGCGCGGCGCGGCGCATGCGCCGACTGCAAGATGTTCCGTTACTGTCTGGGCGGCGGCATGCACCTCCGCGGCGACGACGGCGAACTGTTGTACTGCCACTATCACCGACTGTAGTTACGCCGTATCGGAATTATCATTGATATGCTGCTGCGAATCGTTACACGCTCTTTGCCCCACATCTGTCGTGAAAGGTGCTCAAAGCCTGCTTTTGGTTCCGGTTTTTGCCGACTAACTGCACTGCGGCAACACTTCCGGCGTCGGATAGCCGCTTATTGTCTTCGCGTGAGTCTGAAATTAAGCCGTTCGGAGCGATGATTCCACGAACCGCCTGCAAGACCGATTTTGGGACAAAAGTTTGCCGGAAAGAAAAAAGCCGCTATCTTTGCATCCCGGAATCGTGACGGTTCCCCCGGCCGGAAGAGTCCGGGATTGACACGAAAAGCCCTGCGGGGCCGATGTAAGGCCAATCACGGGTTGCAGGGCCGGGAACGACGGGGTGTAGCGCAGTCCGGTTAGCGCACCTGCTTTGGGAGCAGGGGGTCGTGGGTTCGAATCCCGCTACCCCGACAAGTTGTAAAAGGTTTGAAATGAGGAATATACAACACTCATTTTGAACCTTTTTTATATATATACCCGTTCATACTACCGTAGTTTCCCCAAATAACGCGACAAAATAATGCGTTTAGATGACATTTTGGTGCGGGGAAGTGCAAAAATGCGTGAAAAATTTAAACCCATTTTACACCATGGCTACCGTTAGTATTTATTATGACATGCGCTATAAGAGCGCATCAGGCAAAAACCAACTCTACTATCGGGTAAATCTTCCCGGCAGTCGTAATTTCAACATTAAAACCGGGCTATCTATTCCGTCGGAATGGTGGGACGGATACGAAATTGTCAAAGCTCCCCAGCGCGATAAGATGAATCGGATTTTACGTGCTGGCCGTACCAATGTGGAAGAAGCATTACTGACCGTGCAGCTTTCGGTCGGTCTGCGACTCAAAACCTCGGAAATCCGTGCCCGTGTACAGGCTATTCTCGACGGCAATGAATACAAAGACCCGGATGCAATGACATTCAACAGATTCTTTGTGCAATTCATTGATCGGAAAGATCGGGAAAACACGGCGAATACATATCGTCATACTTTATCCAAGATCAACCGATTTGCCGAAGCATCAGGTCGAACCGATGATTGGAATTTTGAGGATATCACACTCGATTGGCTCAATCGGTTTGAACGCTACCTGAAAACCCAACATCTCGACAGCAAAGGAAAAGCCATCGAGGGGGTTCGCCAACTCAAGACCAATGGTATAGCAATTCATTTCCGAAATATTCGGGCCGTAGTAAATGCGGCGATCGACGAAGAATTGACTACACTCTATCCTTTTCGCCGATTTAAGATCAAGCATGAGGAAACGGCCAAGAGGTCGCTTACGGTCGAAGAACTCCGTACGCTGCGGGATTACCCTTGTGAGCCGCATCAAGAAAAGTATCGGGATCTATTTTTATTGATCTTCTACTTGGTCGGGATAAACACTATCGACCTGTTCAACCTGACCGGTATCCATAATGGCCGGATAGAGTACCGGAGATCGAAGACAGGACGGCTGCTTTCTGTCAAGGTAGAACCCGAAGCGTTGGCTATCATCAATAAATATAGAGGGACAAAATATCTGCTCGATGTTCTCGACACGTACAAGAACTACAAAGATTTCGTACATCGTATGAATAACAATCTACACGACATCGGTACTGTGGGGCGCAAGGGACGCGGCGGAAAAAAGTATCGGGAACCGTTATTTCCGAAACTCTCGACTTACTGGGCGCGGCACACATGGGCGACTATGGCCGCCGAACTTGATGTACCTGATGAAACGATTTCCCTTGCCCTGGGACATTCATCTGGCAACCGGGTGACGAATATCTATATCAACCGAAATCAGAAAAAGGTTGATGCGGCCAATCGAAAGGTGATCGACTATATTTTCAACAAAGTTATGACGGCATGACAGCATAAAAAGCCCTCGCAGTAACGAGGGCTTTTTTGTTTCAAAGAAAATATTTGTTCTTGAGTGCGACCAGCTTATCCCAATAGGTGACGATCAAGCCGTCCATGTGGTAGTGGTATTCCCCGGCGTAGTTGGGCACGCCTCCGAGCCGATTTGCCGACCTCTCCGTGTAAAAGTGGTAGTAGTTCGCCGCCCGGCAGAAAAGGCAATGCAGGCCGCTCGGAATTGCGAATACGGGCAACCATAGCCAGCCCCAGCGCCGCGACTGCCGGACGTGGCCGAACTCATGGTCGTATACCGGTTCCCGGTCGATGTTCCCCGGTGCGATAAAAACGTACCGCCCAAGCGTCATGCCGCCCCGCACATGCTTTGTCGCATAGAACACGGCCCCGCGTTGCTCGGTGATTTTCACGCGGTCGAAACAGAATGCCAAGTACGCAAGGCCGAGCAGGTTCTGCGGGAGCTGCCACAAGTAGAGCAGTACCGCCCATGCTGTTTTCAGAAATTTCTTCATCGGTTTCGTTTTTTAAGTTCGATATAATCGGTGTAGACGATTCGCGTGTGCGGGTTCGATGACATGACCTCCTGCCGTATCGCTTTGGTTCCCCAGCGGATGAACAGGAAGCGCCGCGGCACCCGGTGTACGACCTGCCGGAGCGTGTCGACGCTCTCCACGCGGCACGCGACCGAGTCGCGCTCGATCAACCCCTCGACCGTCACCCACGGATCGCGCCAGCGAAATGTCCGCATCGAGTCGATAATGACCGCCCCGGCCGGGGTCTCCCGAACGACGGCTGTGTCCCGGAGTTTTGCCCGCAGTTTTACGACGGTCGCTGTCGCCGTCTTGGCCGTCGATTCCACCCGCTTGAGCTTGATGCCGAGGTCGCGGATGCTCTCGGCATCTGCCGCCCGGAGCCGCTCCAGCTCCGAGACGCGGAGATTCAGCACCATGTTCGACGCGGCGGCCTTGCCTGCCTTTGTCCGATAGATTTCGACATCGGACATCAGCGCGGTCTGGTTCGACTCCAACCGACGGCGTTCGCGTTTTTCCGAGCGGAGCCGCGCACTCTGCACCCACAACAGGCCGCCCGCTATAATCAGGGCTATGAGCAGGAAGCGTTTCATGCCTTTTCGAGCGTTTTGGAGATTTTGAGAATCAGACCCGCATAATCCGCCGGCTTGGCTGTACAGTAGCCGCAGGCTGCAACCCGGTAGGCGAACTGGTACACGTCGTCCTTGTACGGCATCGCGGGGGCATAGCGTTCGGTCAGCAGAATTCGGGAGTGGTCGGTCAGACACTCCCTGACAGACGTATAATCTCGGAAGGCGCGATCCACGACATATTTGTAGCGCCCGTCCGGCATCCGCGTAATGGAGTGTACTTTGGGGAATCGGTGGCCCTGCTTGTCGTCGTCGAAATACTCGAACGTCCGCACGTATTTCACCGCCCCGCGCCACTTCTTCGTGGCGGTTATGCCGAACAGGTTGTGCCCGATGGCGGACTTCCCCCAGCCAGTTTCGAGCGCGGCCTGCGCGGCCACGAAGAGCGGGTTCAGCCCGGTTTCCTCGCAGGAGGCCGCGATGTCCGGCCAGTAGGTTTTCTTAAATTCTTTCGGTGTCATGATCTTGGTCGCCTTTATAATTTTATATGCCGCGGTCTTCCTATTCGTCCTTTTACATTGATCACGAGCGCCTCGCGGCCACCAGCTGCCGAGATAATTTTCGCTCCTTTTACAATATCCGGGATATTGATTGCCGAGCCGACCTGATAGCCGTCGCACATCAGGAGATAAGTGGCGGCAAAACCGTCTTCTGTTTCCACTTTCTCAAGGGTGTAATTTGCTTTCATGGTAGTATGGTGTTTGAGTGGTTTTTACTCTTCGTCGTAAATATCCGGGTTCGGCATGAATTCGGGGCCGGGGGCTTGCTCGCTTCTGGCCGGGCCGCGGGGGCTGCCGGACTGCCGACCTGCCCTCTCCATGTACTCCAGCACCGCGGCCACGATGCCCTGCGTCTCCCGGTTCTTCAACGCCGAACCCAGCGCGGCCGCCGCATCCGCAATCTTGGCCTTTTCTTTATCCTCGGACTTCTCATATACGCTTTTCAGCTCGATGAAGCCGATGAACATGGCACCCAATACCGTCAGAATCGGAATCAGCGGCAGGCGGCTCCCGGTCTGCTCGTTGATCTGCCATACGGTCAGCATCTGCACCGCGTCGATGGCCGTTACCACGAAAATCAGGTTGAAATACTTGGCGATCTTCTCGACGGTCTTGCGGTAGCCGAGCGATGAGCGCAGCTCCCCGCGTTTGCGGGCTTTCCGGATGCCTGCCCATAGGTCGAGGAAAATCACGAACAGTACGAGCAGGTAAACGATCGTGAGGATGATGAGCTGCGGACGTATCGCCGCGAAAATATGGTCTATCATAGTTCAGAAATTTCAAAAAAAGTGACGAGTAAGGTTAAGTAAATCCCCAGTGAATGAGTCATAATACAACCATCTCCCGCAAAGGAATATTTGTTATCGGTCACACCCCGTCAAAAAAGTTATACATGTACTATCGTTGCCGTTTCATCGTAGTTTCGGGCTATTACTCTGAAATAGGCGCGTGCCCCCTCGGTTCGGTATTGAGGATTACCCGTAAACAATACTACTCCTCCGTAAAATGAAACCTGCATCCTGCGCTTTCCGGAAGGCTCCAACTTTCCGCCGCGGTCGCCTATATTGGTGCCGCGATGCAGCTCGAATTTCCCCCCCCCCACGAAAACGGGGTCGGCAATGCGCACGACCCACCTTTCCAAGAGGTCTGCAACGGAAATTATCGGCATCCAGCCCGCGGCGTTTACCTTCGTTGCGTCGAACGGTACGGGATTGATCCGTACTGACGTCCAGTTTACCTCATCCCGCGAGAAGGAGTCCTGTACGAGCTTGAACCCCGCATTCAGAGGACGGTTTTGTGTCTGCCCGGTTTGAGGATTCCGGCGGTATCGCTTCTTCGCGTTTTTGTAGTGCAGGATGCCCACGAAACATTGCTTCAGAATCGGATTTTTCAAGTCCGTGGCAGGCTTTACGCAGAGCATTCCGCCCTGTACTTTCCACGTAACCGCCGGGACGGCTTCGGCATTCATGGGATAGGGTAATTCCGTCCACTTATTCACTCCGTCCCCGATCTTATGACGACCCGTGTCTGATTCGTAGACGACCTCGCCATCGAGTAGTAAGGGATTGGCCGCTTTGAGCGCCGCTGCCGTATATTTCGGGTGTTGTATTCTTCCAATCATAATTGCATCTGCTTTTCTGCCTGCGTCTTGCATTGCTCCGCGTATTCGAAGTATGCTGCGAACTCGTCCGGCTTGGTGTCGCGCTGGCGGAGAATCGCCAGTTCATCGGCGATCGAGTACTGCTCGCGGATCAGCGTCTGCACTCGTTCCTCATAGGTCATAACCGGGGATGTTTCGACACATTCCGTCAGAACGGGGCGGCCTTGCTCGTCCTCGGTTATCATCTTACCAGCATTCTGCCCGTCGATCAGTTCCTCGAACCTCTCGTTGGTGATCTCTATGGCTCCCTCGATGGGGGTTTCGTAAAATCCTTGCTTCCAGTATTTCATAGCTTCCTGTATTTTATTTCCAGCGTCCGATCACCAGCCAATGGACGGTTTCGGTAGAGGATGCGAGACCTCCGTTCTTGTCGGTGAGGTTCGCCCAGCGCGATTGGTAGCGTAAATATTGGGCGGTCAGTTCCACATACGACGCGGCTGTGATGACGTTGCCGTTGCCGTAATAAGCCGTCAGAAAGCATCCGAACGGCTTTGCGATGAATGCAGGACTGAAATAGTACTGATACGCCCCGCCGGGGGATATCCCCCATTGAAACATCAGCCCGTCCGGTGCTTTGTAGTAACCGTTGGATGAGAGCGCTTTTGTCATCGTTACGTTCGACAGGTCTTTGGCGGCCTTATCGCCCCACGTCTTTTTCTCGCTGTCGGTCACGAAACGGTGCGTTGCGTCCGTAGTGATCTGTGAAGCGTGAATACTGCCTGCCATTTCACCATCCGACTCGTAGGGGAGAGACTTCCATGCGGTAACACCGTCGCCGATTTTCCGCCTGCGTGTGTCGGATTCGTACACGACTTCGCCTTTGAGAAGCACCGGATTTGCGGCGGCCAGTGCGGCCGCCGTAAACATCGGGAATTGAACCCGCCCGGTTATCTTTTCAGTAGCTGCCATAGCGTCAGTTCATTCCGGGGATGGTACACTGAATGACGAACGTACTCGCCTTGAACTCGTCGATGGCCGCTTTTGCCGCTGCCTCTCCGGCACCCTTCGGGTCGTAAAAGTTGTCGTATGACTTCTTCAAGTCGGCCGCCAGTTTCAACGACAGCACGGAGTAGTTGAGCTTGATTACGTTCGACTCCGTCACTTGGATATACTGGTCGTCGCCCGTGTAGACATCGACGAGATCCTGCACGGGCAGGTACTGCGGGGTGTTGTTGTTCTGGAAGAGGAACTCGATGTACTTGTCGCCGACCTTGGCCCCGGAGTAAGGCGAATTGGCCGTCACCACGGTCTTGATGGATGATCCGCGCAGCACCTGATCGAGCGGGATGTTGATCGGCACGCCGATACGGCTGCCGTTCCGCGTGAGGTAGTAGGTCGCGGCGAACCCGCTAACCGTCGGAGCTTTCTCCGTGCTGTATTCGGGCAGGGCATCTTCCATGACGATACGCCCGGTGTAAGGGACTGCCGCCGTCGTCACGGTGCCGTCGGACTTGAACGTGATGGAAGCAGTAGCGAGGAATACCGTGCGACCGCTGTCGTCCGAAGCCATGCGGATAGTATCGATTAATCCGGTAACGGCCGATGCGGAAACCTCGGTGATGGAAACGAATCCGCTCACAGAATCTTCGATCTCCTGCACGGTGACATTTTGTGCGACCACAACGCATTTTTTATTCGCATTGATCGCCGCGACGATGTTTTTTGCGACTTGTCCCTGCGGGTTGAGTCCTTCGGTCGGCGGGTTCAGGTAGCCTTCGTAGTTGAATGTAAACACGTCCGCTTTCTCATTCCACCCTGTTTTTTCGGCATCGGTCACGAGCCGATGCGTTGCGTCGGCCGTGAGCTGGGCAAGAGAGGTGACATTGCCCCAGCCGAGCGCCGACCATGTCTTCGTGCCGTCGCCGACCTTGTATTTCAGTGGCGAACTACCCCGGATAAGTCCGTACTCGCCGTCGAGCAGGACGGGATTCGCTGCCGTCCATTCGGCTTCGGTACCTGTTGTGAATTTGATGCGTGACTTGAGCAGGATTTCCTGTACTGCCGCTAAAGTTTGATTGTCTGCCATGATATTGTGTATTTAATTATTGTTGTCGATTAAGTCTGCCGGGTTATACCCGCCGAGGATCAGGCGGTCGGATTTTTTGACGCAGTCCTGCAATGTTTCTTCGACATCCTTTTTGACTTCTTCGTTGATTTGATCTATGGTGACATACTCATCTTTGGACACGGGAATCCTCTCCTCCCCGGATATCGCCTCTTTCTGCCGAAGTTTCAATATGTCTTTAATTCGCATATCACATCAATATTATTCCACCGTTCGATATTACTTTGTTGCGGATGTCTTTCCGGGGTTCGTATTCCGGATATCGCGCTCTGTTTTCCGAAATGTGGCGGATAGCCTTATCGAGCAGAGCATTCGCATCGTCTTTCGCTTGTTGCCGCATTTCGCTACGCTGCTTGTCCGTCGCGGTATTCGCATATTCTGAAAAGTAGGTCTGCGCCCCTTTGTCATTCAGTTTCAGAGCCAAGTCCGGAATAACTGAATACCGGACATAATAAGCCAGCGCAGGCCGGACATAATTGTCCAGCAATTCGGGGTATTTCCCGTCAAACAGGGCATCGTACAACTTGCCGAGAACCGGACGGATATACTTTTCCTGCGCAGCATCGATCTTGGTTTCTTTGATCGATACGGGCGTTATCTTCTCATTGGCCGCGAATGCCAAATCAATGACCTGTTGGGGTGTGGCTAACAACTGCATCATACATTTCTCACATTTGCAATAAAAGCCTGCTGACGTTCATCGTTGGGATCGTAATCCAGCCCGTCAGCCTTGCGCGCCTCCCACACGTACATGTAAGGCTGTCGCTGGCTTATCGGCGGGCGGTTGATAATCTGTAAGGCCGAAGCATCAAAGCCTGCGATTTCTTCGATTATGCGGTAAATCGGCTCCATAAGCTCGGCCTGCTCCGGGAGAATCACGGTGTTCAGCGCGATCTCGTATTCATGCAGGATGCGATCGGCGCTGAAACCGTTGGAATAATCCAAACCACTCAAAGACCGGAACCATGAATGAGCCACTACGATATCGGAAATTGCCTGATCGTGCAGGTCTTTCCAATCGCCCTCATTCTGTGAGGAGATCGGTATAAACTTGCTTCCCTCCGTCCCGTCCGATGCCTCCTTTATCATAAACATCACCTGTCCCGGCTTGCCGGCGAATTTCTGCTCTGCCTTACGCACAATTTCCAGCGCCTCCTCTTCGCTATCGACATTCCCGGTAAGGATCATCACGCCCGACAGTTGATACGAATTGTCGAGACGCGAGATATTCCACTTGTCGGTTTTGTATGCAATTGCGGAAACATTCATCCCTGCGATATACTGCGGTACGCCGTAATGCTCAAACATCGGTTCGTAGTCCTTATAGTGGATTATGGCGCGCCGGGTTCCGTCCTCCTGCTGCTCAAATGCAGGATAAAGCGGGAGTGTCCTTGCTTCGTTCTGCGTAAATGCCGACCAGTCGTGATGCAACAGAATGTGTCCGCTATCACTTGCCACCCGGCACTTGCTGGCGTCCTGATGAAACAGCGAAAGAAACGAATGTTTCGAGTCGGTTACAACCTCAAGGAACGCATTCCCGAACAGTGATTTATCGAAGGCAAGTTTATTGAGTACCTGACGCAGATTTTCACCTGCGCCATTGGCGGCGTCAATGAAGGCCTGCAATTCCGGTTTAGACTCGGCCACAGAGAAGCCTTTGCCCGAAATATAGTCCGCTTTGTCGTTGATGATGCGGCGGTGAGCCACAGAACAACGTGACATAGCGGCCAGTGCATACGGGAAAAGATTGTCGTTACCCCAACGCCAATATATATTGCTGCCTTTCTCCCGTCCACGGAGAGGCACGAATACGTTTGGTGTTGGCGCAACGTCGCGCACGCCTACCGCATTAATTTTCGCGGGGCGATTCTGTCGATTTCTCTTGCTCATCGTCTGCCTGTTCTACTGCCGGATGTTTGATAACTTCGTACAGATACTTGAGATCGCGCTGTGTACACTTCGACAGCTCGAAGCGCCCGTCTCCCTTGCGGGAAATCGGCGCTGCCGTACACACAACTACGTCCTCATAATTTTGCTTTACTCGATACTTTGCCATTATTTCATTTTTTAAGAAAAGGGGGTGCAAAGGCTTACACCCCCTTTCGATTCAACTACTCCGCAGGAGTTGGAGTCAGCGCCGACTCTTCGCCGACATAGTAGCGTGCCTTTTCGGTCGTTTCGCGGCTCAGCGTGATCTCCTCGCCCGCAGCGTCGGTCAGCTTCTTGCCCGTCGTGCCCGTGGTGGCGTTCAGGCGCAACGGGCGTTCGCTTTTGAACTCTTCGTCGTAGCCGACGATCTGCACCTTGCCCTTACGGCAAACAGCCGCTTCAAGGCCGCATGCAGACGCTACGGCGATTTCCTCGACGGCGTTCCGCGTTTCGGGAGTCATGCCGGGGAGCTTAAAAATCAGCTTCTGCTCCACGGACGTGATGCCGTTCTCGGTCTTGTAGTTCTCCTGAAACTCGCACTCGTCCTCCATGAATTCGTACTTCACGAAGCCCTCTCCGGCTTTCATGGTCAAGGACTTATAAGCTTCGGGATCGGCTGTGTCCATCGTTGCTGCCGTGATCGTACCTTTCTTCGCGATCAAGACTTTTACAATGCCTGCGGTCGTTTTACCGTTGTCGCAGGTCTTTTTGAATCCTTTCAACATAGATTTTCGCGTTTAATATTCGATTCTGGTTTCCGTTACACGTCTGCTTCGACGGCTACCGTGAGCAGTTCCGGAAGCAGGTAGTCCGCACCGGCCATGAAGATTGCACGCTGGCGGTTCTCCATTTCGTCGGGGTTATACCACATGCGTACCTCGTTGCCGGGGAAGTCGGCCGTGTTGACGGCCAGCGCCATGTTACGTTTGTCGGTGAGGATGGCGAACGACTGCGGCATATCCGCGAACGACGAGAGGTAAGAACCGACTTTGACATCGACGATCGGAATGCCGTGCCAATGCAGCCCCTTACGTCCCTGCTGAAGCGCGGCAAATGCCGATTCGAGGGGTTTATCCTCCAGACTCTTCTCGTAGTTCAGATAGATATCGGAGGTACACTGAATAACGAGGTTGCCTTCGTCTTTCATGGCTGTCAGACGATCGTCGGCGGCGTTCCACATACGCTCAAAGAGCGAAATGGCGGCATCGGCACCAGACATGGCGGGAATCTTCACGTTGCGAATGAAACTCTTGCCTGTATTCGCCGTGGTCTGCAGGTCGGCTTTGATGGCTTTGAGGAAGCCGTTGAACGAGGTGTAGGAGCCGCTTGCGCGCTCCGTATCGCCCAGCCACATAGTGGCGCGGATGCTCTCGGCGATAGCCTGCTTGAAAAGCGTTGTTTCGGCCTGTTCCAGCTCGGTACCAGAAAGATCGTCGAGGTTTACGGCTCCGCTGTTGGTGATCAGTTCGTAGATCATGCCGAAGTAGTCCGAGGCGGAATAGCCCATTTCGGCCTTGACTTTAGACAGCCGGATTTCCTTTTGGAATCTCTTGGCCAATTCGCCACCATTCCAGCCCTTGGCGTACTTCTGCAACACATCCCCCTCACGATGCCAGAAGTTCAGCATCGTAGGTACGGGCATGTTGTACATGATTCGGACACCGAGGTCGATGGCGCTGGGGCCGGACAGCATCGGACGGAAAAAGATCGTTTCCAGCTCCCGGCCTGTGTAGGATTTGGGATTTTCAATAATTTTAGACATTTGCGTAACGTTTAGATGATTATTTGAGCTTCTTGACGTCTTCGTCGTAAGCTTTGGCGTTGCCCGACAGCTTTATCTCGTCGGTGATCGAGGGGTCTTCGATCTCCTTGGTAACCGTCGGCGCGGCTTTCCGCTTGTTGAGTTCGGCTTCGAGTTCTGTGACCCGATTCTGTACCGATGTCAAGTCGGTTCTGGTCTGCTCGTGGGCTGCCTGTTCGGTTGCAAGCTGCTCCTGCAACTCCTGTTCTCGGACGTCGCCCTGCTCCAGCGAGTGGTTGAGCGTTGCAATCTGTTCCTCGGAGATTTCCACCTCCGTCGCTTCTCCCGGCGTCAATCCCAGACGACGAAGAATTCCATGCATTGTGTTTTTGATTTTTACCATATAGTTGTGAATTGGATAATCGTCCACTACGGTACAGTTCAGTACTTCCGGTACGTTGAATACCATATCGGCAAGACCTGCCGCGACGGCCTCGTCTGGCGAAAGCCAACGCCCGTTACCATTGTTCTCGGCCATCAGGGTTTCAAACTCAGCCGCCGGACGTCCTGAACGGCTTGCATAGACCGCGGCGATGCGCTCGTCAGTCTTGCGCAGGAGTTCAGTCCTTGCTTCGAGTTCTTCGGCATTACCCTCTGCGGCGCAAATAGCGGTATGAATCAGATAGAGGGCATTGGCTGATATTTGGCGGCATCCCTCCGATGCGGCCTGTGCGATGAGTGTTGCGGCCGATGCGGTATAGCCATAACACCGGGTCGTTTTCTTGGCTTTGAGGCCCGAAATCGCATCAAGAATCAGCAGGGCGTCATTCACATCCCCACCCGTTGAGCGAATATTTATCAGCACTTCCGGGGATTCAATCTGACGTATCAGGTCGATTGCGTTGCGGAATTTGTCATACGTCGCCACCCGGTCGCCCGGATCGTCAAACTGCCATTCTTCCGGAACACCAATAGTTCCCTCGATGTTGATTTCAACCGAATTTCGGCGGTTGATGATTTCTATCGTATTCTTCATATTCTTGAGATTTCAATAAAAAAGGTGGCTCGACCGAAGCCGAACCACCTCCCCATAAACACCCAGTGAGTCACACTACGACTTCACTGTATAATAGAATTACCCACTCATTTTTCACCAGTTTAGAACGACTGCTTAACTTTTATTTTTTTTAAGTCATCTTGCGAATCGGTGACGTCCTGTGTTACGAGGTACACACGCAGTCGATCGATCCGGTCATTCGTGGCCTTGATGTCCTCCCGAATCAGCGCCATCATTTCAGAAAAATTGCCTTGCGCTGTTTCGTCCTGATGTGTCGAAGTCTGATAAAACGACACGGGACCCGAAACGCTGCTCGTCATATATCCGGTCGGGGACATAAGGCCGCCTTGAGCAAAGCGCCGCCCGTGTACGCTGTTTGCTGCCGAAAGCGCTCCAATCCGGGCTGTATCACGCTTATTGACGATAGCCAAAAGTTCATCGCCTTCAACTTCGCCGATGGGTTGGCCGTCGAGGTAAATCTGATGGCCGCCCTGCGCATGGCTCCGGCCTTTTACAACACCCACGCCGTCACCGAGAGGAATCATGCCGCCTTGGGCATATTTCTGTGATTGGATTGTCGCAACTTGAATCATACCTTGCGCAATAGCCAACGCCGCAAACGGAATACCCAAAGGCCAACCCCATTGCGCAAAGGTCTTTGCGACAGAAAGTGCCGTATTCATCAAGGCCTGCTTCGTGTTCAGCTTCTTTTCCCGCTCAAAGGCCGCCCGCTCTGCCGCTTCCTCTTTCTCGGCTTTCTTGGCTTCCAGCTTTTCAAGCTCCTGCTGATACTTCTTCTCAGATATCAGCCCTTTATCCCGCTTCGAATCAAGTAATTTTGCCTCTGTTTTATACTGTGCATCGATCGCTTTCTTTTCTGCGTTCAACTGCCGTTGTGAGGCCTGTTGTTTGGCATCGAAAATCGCATCGCTCAACTGTTGGGCAAGGTCAATAGCCTGCTGTTTGATCTGGTCTAAATCTTCATCCGATAACTCGGTTAGCTGTTGCCAAAAACTTTTACGGGTTCCGTCGGCGTTTTTTCCTTTGCCAAGGTTCATTACCGCCTGCTGTTCCTGCCCGATCAACAGGATCAACTCGTTGTAACGAGCTTTGTGTTCCTCGATCGCGGCATCACCCCCAGCCAGAATTTCGTTTAGTTCTTTCTGATATGCTTGTGCCGTATTATTGTGAAGCTGCACCTCATTTTGCAGGCGTGCCACATTGCGTTTACGACCTTTTTTTCCGAGGGTTGCATCGGCTAAATTCTCGTCTGCTCCATATTGATTATTGGCTTTCCCGATTGACTTTTCCGTCTCCAGCTGGGCCAGTTTCAGCCGTTCTGCAACCTCGCGCCGTTTATTCTCGGTGATCTGATGCTCAGCTTCGGCAGCAGCGTCAGGCAGTTTCCCCCACTCCAGTAACTCTTTCTCGGTCGCATCCTGCAAAATCTTCGTCCGGGCGTTCGATCCCGCAGTAGCGATGTCGCTTTTCTTCTGCTCAAACAGTCCGGCAAGGCGGGTTTTCTCCTGCTCGACGGCCTGCCACTCTTTCGACCCCTTGACATAGGCTTTCTGCTCTTTGTTGAGTTTGTCGAGTTCCGTCTGATACTCTTTGTCCGCAGCTTCCCCGGCTTTCTTGGCCGCCTGATCGTTGAGCCGGATTTTCTTATCAACACCCTCTTTCATGGCCGCGATCTCAGCATCGATGCGGTCATTCTCGTACTTGAGTTGTTTTTCCTGCTGCGCCCGGCGATTGGCAGTATAGGCCTCGTTCTCTTTCTGCTCGTTTTTCTTCTGCTGGTTCTGCTTATCCCAAAGTTCGTTTTTGAGCTTTATGATGGTCTTAGCCTCGTCCTTATTCAGCGTGATGCGTTTTGTCAGGGTGTCGATTTCAAGCTGTAAAACCTGCTTCTGATACTGCTCTTCGGATGTTATTTCTCCGCTATGCAATTTCTTTTTCAGGTCGAGGAGTTGACGGTTGTATTCTTTATCTTTCGACAAAGACCATTCGCCCTTTTCACTGCCACCACCCGTTGCATCTGTTTCTTCCTGCTTTTTGAGATCGGCAAGTTTCTTTTGCGCATCTTGCCAGTTCTGTTTCGATTGGAGCATATCGTACTTGAAATAAAAGGGCAACGTCCTCTTTGTACCATGCTCTTGAATCCACTCATCTCGTTTCTGCTTATATGCAGTATTTGCCTCCTTAAACGCCTTTTCCGCTTCCTCAACGATATCCTCCGCCGCTTTGATCCGCACTTCGATCGGTTTAGCGTTTTCCTCGGCAACCTTACGAGCTTCCTCGATCTCTCCTAATGCTTTTTTATAGTTCGACAGTGCAATTTCCTGTTCTTCAATCGCCTTGGAATTATCCACGTAGATAGGGGCACCGCCCGGTGACATTCCGAGCAGTTGCCCGTTCTCTTCGCGTAGCTTTTTGAGCGATGCGGTGTACTTCTCGACATTGGCAATCAGGTTATCGTAGTTCTCTTTGTCGCGCTGCTCATTGAGGAGTTTTGCCGATTTCGTCAACTCCAACGTGGCTAACTGCTCCTGTGTGTATTTGTCCGTAAGAGCCGGAGACAGGAGCTTCAATTCTTCATAAGCGCGGATTTTGGCGTTCTGTGTTTCGGTTTCGTCCTGTATCGTCCGGATAAGCTGCTCGATCCGCTGGCGCTTTTCATCTTGGGCTTTGTTGAAGCGGTCGTTCTCATCGTTGAATTTACGCTGCGCACGGGTCGCGGCATCCGTCTTATCTCGAAATGCTACCATGTACGCAATAACCGCGGCAATGGCAGTCACAACCACTCCCCACGGATTCGCTATAAGGGTAGTCCAGAACATCTTTAACGCTTCATACGCAGCTTTGATCTGCCCGGCCAGCAAAAACTTTGCAGCGGCAAGTAACTTTGTTGCTGCGGTAGCCGATTGCAGCGTAGCCATATTCACCCGCAACGCACGCCCCCAAGCTGTATCATAGACTGATACCTGTTTTGTTATAAGCAAATAAGCCGTCTTAAGGCCGATGAAAGTAATTAACGCCAAAGCTACGTTCTTTATGTTCGTAACAGCCCATGTGCCGACCTGAATAACCGAACGCCCAAGCGGTGCCAATACTTCACCGATGGCGATCAGCTTTTCTTTAATGGCCGAGAGGAAAACTTCTACGTCAATCTTCATCGTATCGCGGATACCATCGGCCGCAGTCTTTGCGGCACCTCCGGCGTTATTCAGCGATTCAGTCAGACCATCTACGCCGTCTTTGGAATTAACCAACACGGTAAGAGCCGTCATTGCATAGCGTCCGACTTCATCCATAGCGCCGCCCAGCGTAAGCCCGTTTTTACTCAACTGGGCAAGACGTTCGGACACATCTCCGCCCGTTTTGGCAATCTCGGTAAAAATTCGGCGCAAGGCTGTGCCAGCTTGTGAACCACGAATACCACGGTCGGCCAATACTCCCAGCATCGCCGCTGTTTCCTCAAGGGACACATTCGCTTCGGATGCGATCGGTGCAACGTACTTGATGGCATCGTAGAAATAACCTAACTGCAACGAGGAGGCATTGAACGACTTGGTCATAACATCAACGACCCGCTGCGCTTGGTCTGCCTGCAAATTGAATCCCCGTAGGGTTACACCCACAACGTCTGCCGAACGTGCCAAATCCTCACCCGTGGCCGTAGCAAGGTCGAGCGTCGCCCCGGTGATCTTCTGTATCTGCTCCGGTACGAAACCCATACGTGCATAGGCCAACTGCAACCCGGCAACCTCGGTAGCCGTGTATTCAGTAGACGCGCCAAGTTCACGGGCATTTCCTTTGAGCATGACAAATTCTTCATCCGTGGCCCTCGCTACCGCTTTGACCATAGCCATACGGTATTCAAGGTCTTGGAATGGGCCGTATATACTCCAAAGCACTTGCTTGAGCGTGAAGACAACACCCGTTATCCCCGCGACCTTGCGGGTGACGGTGTTATACATCCCAGAGAAGTAATTGCCTATATTCCGGGAAAAGTCACCTGCGCCGACCGTGAGATTCCGCATTTCGTCGCGCATCGACTTCAACTCGGCCGTGACCTGCCGCCCCATGGTGGAATTGCGCTGTGTGGCTCCGAGCTTCTTCCATACGGTATTTAGTACATTGATCTTCGCCTGCAACTCTTCGGCAGAGCCTTTCTCGGCCCGCATCAAGGTTGTATAGTTTTTTGAGAGCGTGGTGATTTCCCGTTTCGTGAAGATCAGGTTCCCGTATTTGTTTTTCAGATCCTCGATATACTTTGTAGCTTCGGCGGTCTGCGTTTTCTCCTCCTTATCGGTTGCAACCAGCTTTTTCTTGGCTTTCTCCGCTTTTTCAACAGTGAGGGTATATACACCGAGGACTTCGGCGGCCTTCTGAAGCCCGTCTGCCTTACCGATATCGTTAATCGTTTTGAGTACATTTTTCAGCCTGTCGTGTAACGATTGGAGCAGTTTGCTCATCTTTGGCACTTTCTCCTCACCATCCCCGAAATTCAGAATCAGCTTGAATATTTTTTCTACTACATTTGCCATATCTTGAGTATTTTATTTATATTTGTGCTGTTATGTTTGACTTGATCGAAGAATTCTTTAAGGCAAGCGGAAAAACGGTGGTTTTCTGCCTGATTGCCCTTTTGATCATCATTGTCTTTTTCATCTAATCCATTTCCTACCTATATCCGGTCAGCGTATTATTTCTGCCGATCGCCACATCATCATAAGTAATGACGGTGAGATCGTCGCCCGTCAGTTTGATATGCGGATCGGAAATAAACACACACTTGGTCGATGCCCCGGTTGCTGGATTATAGTCGGCGATTTGCTCCAATAAACACGGTACGTTTTCTCCGTCGAAGTTCAAAAGGTACACCGCACGGAAATCCTGCATTTGGCTGTTAGGAAATTGAATTGCCTCAATATCACGAGGTGTCAGTTCCAAATACATGGTTATGCGCCGGCCATGGTTATACGCCGAAATATTATCTTCATAATATTGCCGGGAACCGGGCACAAGAACATCCCCGGTCATGTCATCGAAACCGAGGTTAATACCTTTCCCGATATCTTGGAAAACCAACTGCGGGTATTTTGGATATGACGCGACATCTTCCCCGCCAGTACGATCAGCTAAACCCCCAAAGCAGCCGATCACCGGGGTAACCTCTAACTCGATATCATCGATCTGCTTCTGTTCGCTCTCCCGTTCTTCTTGAAGTATCGTCATACCTACCGAATCGACCACATGTAACAAAAATGGAGAAAATGTATCGTTGACGATTTCTTTTGTGTCGTCCGAAGTTTTGTTGAGCAACTTTTGACTATATGCCCCAAATTCCGCCCCGGTTTTCCAGTTGTAATATTGTATTACTTCGTTACCCTCAGCATAGGCCAGTTTAATAGACTTTCCGATATCAGCCCCCAATTCCTCTATTACGATCTCTTTGGCATAGTCGATCTTCTCCCGCCAATCTACAATCTCTGCACGATCCAAGTTGTAAAACTTTGTGCGGGGTTCGACAAAGATTTCTTTCGATAATGGGTTTGTATAATACATCAAGTTAAACAACTGACGAAGAGAAGCAAGAAAATCAAGTTGCGACCCGGTGCCACCGATTGTCGAAATTCCCACCTTATCGTTCTGTCCAATGATATTGGCAAAATCGGGCTTTATACTATTGTTTTCACATAGCCAAAGTTGCACTCCGTCGATTTTGTCAGGAGTCAAACCATATTCCCGAGAGCAGGCAAATTGCCCCCAAAGAGGATAAGACAAACCTTTAGTCAGAGTATATGCGTTTTTCGTAATATTATCAAGGTTAAAAGTCACTTGTCCGTCATATATCTCGAAATAATAAAATTCGATAACGCCCACGCCGTCGTGCATGCTTATCCCTTGGAAAAAGCCGAGCTGTCCTTCTCGCCCTTGCGGAACCGTGATAACATACCAGTTGCCCCGACCACCAGCCTTATGTTGTCCGAGGTCGGTGTAAGCACCCTTGCATTGAAAGATAATTCGCCCCGAAATCTGCCACGAAGCAAACTCCAAATAGACCACGTAGGTCTTAGCCTCATTCGGATCGCACGGGATAAAGATGTTTTTTATATCCCCTTGTCGGTCTTTAGCTTCGACACATTTATCCAATGTCAATATTATGCGTTCATACTGCGCGTTCACATACAATCGGAATTCATCGACATATAGACATTCGCCGTATTCCTTCATGATGTCGTTCCAGTAGCCCGTGGATCCGTTCACAATTTGCGATTTATAGTGTAGGTTGGTCTGCATCCTTACTGTTACCGTTTCCGTCGGATTGAAATGTGGCGTCGAAGATATCGGAGGCGAGCTGATAACCCCTTTATCGTTATGGTATTCATCCGAATCCCAAAGGTCATATATATTGGCGCTGATAGTCGGTTTCTTCGGGCTGATCATACCCAGCAACTTAGGTTCATCTTCCGTCGCCGAGGTGCCGATATAGAAGTCGTTATCCTCTTTGATGTACGATAAGTCTTCGTTCACCGGCATGTAGCCCGAACAGTATAACTTTTTGAAAAAGTCCTCCATGGAACTCTTTATCGTGTACCCGGAAAGGATCAGGCACATTGTTTTCCACACGTTGAAAAAAGGGTGATAATCCCGGATATCCAACTTTTTTCGCGGAATCAAATCCCCGTTATAATTTTCTTCCCAAAATGCCCCGCGGTCTACCGGAAAAAACTTGATCAGCGATTCATCCTCTCGGATGGAATTTTTGTATACTTCCCCCATGTTGTATACGACAGTTTCCGCACTTTCAAGCTCATTGATTTGCTTCTTGGCATTCGTAATCCAGTCGAAAGCTGCGCCGATGACTGACACATGAAAACTGCCGCCGACGAGTTTGTGCCCAGAACCGAATTTATACGTGATCTTATCGATCTGTGCTATACCCGACATAACGATATTTCCATCCACGATATACTCCGCCTTATGCAGTTCGTTGTTGAACTGCTCTTTACTATACAGCTCATTGATGAACCGAAAAACCCGCATATTACTCATAAGCGGGACTTCGACAGACTTGGTATATCCCGCTGCCGTACTGTCTGGCTCCTCGATATCAGCAATGCTATGCGTCGCGGCGATATTGCCTTTCTGATTCATATCGACCTTATGGCCGTCTATTTTCAACTCCACAACCATAGCTACCGGATTTTATTTCTGTATTCAATCTGCACGGAGCTTAATTTCTCCACATCGTAGGTCGTAATACCCTCTGTCGTGATGTCGATCGGACACACCCTATCCCCGACGATGCACCACACACTTTCGGACACAAAAATCTGACTCAACACATTCGCCTGAGTTTCGGGCAGGGGACAGCTTGTTACCGACTTGGTCGTGTCTGCCTGTATAGATGTTGCAGTATACCCGGCTTCTGTGTATATCTTCTCCTTTGTTATCTTGGTTGATGATTTGCGGCGAACCGCGAAGTTCCAATAGTCGATCTGGCCGTAGGCATTGATCCACGCGAGGCGCACTCCGTCGTTCTCCTCAATCTCATATTCGATACGATCCTGCACCTCTCCGTCGGGACTCCGCATATCTACCGCAAACCGGGTCGGCGCATCGGTCGGAATACGAAAGCCGACGCAGGATATACCGGCTGGCACGGAAACCTGAACCGAGCCGTACACCACAACAGCGGGAGTCGTCGTATATATTGGAAGTTCGTCGATTTGCCCCGGCATGGCATTACGCCGCCGCAGATCACTCATAAAACGGTTTGGTGTCGGTTGTTTATCCGCACAAAGCAGCGGCACCTCTTCGGAAGGGACGCTGTCTACCGTGATCGAAGCATTGACAACCCGGCCAAGGTCAACTCCGTCCCACACCTGTAATGTAGGTTCGGACTCAGCATCAAGCGGCGCAATCGTAAAATCATCCCGAAAATATTGCGCTACGTTCACTTTATAGGCATTTTTCGGCATCTGCTTCAAATACCCGTTTATCATCACTTCGGCCACAGCGTCAATATCTCGGTCAATTTCAAAGATGACAGATTCTTTGACCGAACTGTACGGGGCCGGAAGCGTTATCGTTGTTGCCATATCGTCATGCAGTTAATTGGTTAAAAATAGTTTGCAGTTGTTCTTCTGCATACTCCTCCATGAATCGTTCTATTTTATTTTCCAGCCGTTTAGACTTGTTGAACTTATCTATTGATTTATCTATGAACCGGGATGGCTTGATGCCTTTGGCCCGGATTGACCGCTGCATAGCAAAAGCTACGGATCGTTCCCTTTTACCTTCCATATTGAGCCGCTTGCGCCTGATCCATTCGACGAGGAGATTAATCGGCACACCTTTCGTTCCGGGCTTGCGACCTGCATTTACGAATTTTGCATAATACAGAGCCTGTGCGGAGATCGTTATACCCGTCAGCGTATGCTCTATCACCGACTGAATACTGTTGAAAAGAGCCTCAGACGCCGTATGTCCCTGATTGAGCAATTCCATTTGCAGGGTATCACTCAAGTACTGGGCAATTTGCTGTAATATGGGACTATCCGCGGTTTTCACAATAGCTTGTCGTTACCTCAAATGTTACTTTAAGGGAGATGTCGTTATACCCTGTGTAAGCGCCCTCATTGGGAAAGGCCTTGATTTTGTCGAACGTCACTCCAAGCGTTTCAGTCATTTCACTGAACGCCTCGACGGCCGCCCGTTCCATATCATCCCAGCGTTCGTCCTTTTTCTCGGATGTAAGCCCGTCGGACGGCTCAAGCAGGTAAGTTGTTCCGGCATAGATTTTAAAGCCCTCAGATCGCCCCGTTTTACCCGCAAGATCAAAAGGACATATCCAAACGCACGGGAGTTTGTAACTTCCGCCGTTGATATCATCTAAGAAGCCCGTACCGAAGTCGAACGCTTCGCCGTATGTTTTCTTAAGCGCGGCTTTCAACGCTTCCCGTAGTATTGTTCTCATAGTCCTCTATTTTGCATTGATATTGAAATTTCAACTGCTCCATGTAGCGGAAATGCTCGGCACATTTGGCCCGGTCGCATTTGCATTCCCGATTTATCAGCCATGTGAGCAATTCTACCTTACCCCGCAAGACGCTAAGGCGGCTTTCATCTTCCATTCTTCCTTTCTCCGTTTGATATTCTCTGACAATAGGTGTACGAAATCATAGGCGTTCATCCGTTGCAGGTGATCAAGTTCGCTCGGCTTATCGGTAGACATAGCGACGAGCGTGTCACACCATACCGCAGGCTCGGCTTTACCCGACGAATCCCCGCCGCCCGTACCGTAACAATTCGGAAATGCGGCTTTCAGGTACTGATGCGCCCCCGAAGTTTGCGCCCAAAGTTCCCAATAGACCGAGGCCGGAAGGCTTCCGAACAATGCCGCCCGCTTTTGCGCCAGCTCTTCATTGTACCGCTCACCCTTCCGGCGGCATGCGATAGCGACAGCCAGCGGAGCCAAAGCAATGTTTTCCGCACATACGATGTCGGACAGTTGGCAGAACTCAATAGCTGTCACGCCACTCAGCGGCGTAAGTTCCCCGGAAATATCCGTCCCGGATTTCGGCAGGTAGTAGCGGCGGCCTTTGTAGCGAAATGAAGTAATGCCCCGAACCGGATAATCGACAATGCCGAGTACCCCGATTATGAACCGCGGAAGCACAGCCATTGCCAGCGTCATAATATCCTCGCGCCGGGTTTGAAGCATCAGCCCTTCCGGTACGTCGGCAAGGTAGCCGATAACCTCCGAAGTGAACCGGGTTAGCTCGTCGATATTTGCATAGGGTTCGGGAGCCGTGTCCGAGGCAAAAGAGCGGTAATAGTCAAGAATCGCCGGGGATTGCTCGTTGGCCTTATGGTACAACCAAGCGCACTGGGTAAGCGTAATATCCTCCCAGTGCGTCGGTATACGAAACCTTTTGCCGGCAATCTTAACCCTCAACATACCCCGACAGCTTCTTCGTGATAACGCCGATGTCCTTGTTCATCTGCGAGAGCGTCCCTACGTGTAGCTGTTTGGCGGCTCTTTCTGCTGTATAGGCGTCAATACACGACCGCGCCGCCTGCAGGAGCATAATAGCCTGTTCGATGTTGGTTTTTGTTTCGATGCCGACAAGGCTTTTCAGTTTGTCGATGAGTTTGATTTTTGCCATGGTTACCTTACTGCCTTGATTCTACCTTTCTTATTCGTACTATCTTCGACAATTCCCGTCACCACATCCGCGGCATCATGCCAGCGGTTCGCACGGAACTGACGCCGATAGGTCGTCATATGTAAATAGAATTCAGGCCAGCGGATTTTCCAATCATGCGGCATTATTATAGTCTGCAACGCCGTTGCGGCATTGGAGAGGATGCGGGCTTCCTTATTCCCGCTCTGATGGAACCATTCGATACGTATGGCCGGAACGCGTCTTTGCACAGCGCGTGCGAATCCGCGACCGCCGTTGTTACTCTCAATCGACGCCCGGCGCGTACCGCTACGTTTGAGCATATCGGCCACGGCGGATTCAGTACACTCCATCGGCTCCTGTGTATAGACCATGTCCGTTACATAGCAATAGCCATCCCTCGCCCGGACATAGCTGATCGAGCATAGATAGTCATCACCCGTATCGGCCGTGTCGGTGTAATTGGCATAGTCGAGAATGTCGCCTTGTGCCGGAAGTTCAGAGTAGGTTTTGAAATTCTCCCCGTATAATAGCCCCTCTTTCGACATCGGGTGTCCCTGATACATACACTCGAACACGATGCGGTCGAGGTCTCTTTTTTCCTGCAGGTGCTTGAGGTCATGCGCTTCGGGCCAAAGAGCCTCGCCACGCTGTCGGGGATCGATGGGTGTCGGATCGCTTTCCTTAATTGCCTCAAAGTTTAGATAGTACCAGCCGTCGAACGCCGCGTCAATATCATCGAGCGACCGCAATTCCCGGATATTTCCTGCGGCTATGATCGTACCAATCAGATCCTCTTCATGCCAACGGGTGAACACCATAAGTTCACGCGAATTATTGTGCAGTCGGGTTTTTACGGTCGATTTGTACCACTCGGATACTGATTCACGAATGATAGGGGAGTAACCCTCGGCAGCATTCTTATACAGGTCATCCCCTATAAAAACATCAATGCGCTCTCCGGTCAGCGCACCATTTCGTCCCACAGCTTTTAGGAACCCTTTGCGGCCGACAATCTCGAACTCCGTATTATTCCGGACATACTGCGCACTGTCCTCACAGTTCGGATTACCATTCAGAAGCGTCTCCGGAAACAAAACATAATATTCGGGGCTGTCGATAATGCGCTGTATTGCACGGTTGAATTTCC